AACTGATTTTGCATCAGGCACTCCTTTTGAACTTAAAAATATTCAACAAGGTATTACTGCACTTGCTACTGTTAGAAAAACAGCAGAAGAATCTGGTGTATCATTTGAAGAACTTTTAAAAATTACAGGTAATACAGCAACCATTCTTGGTGGAGATTTTGCTTTAGCTTCATTACAAATTCAAAGATCATTTAGTGCTGGAATATCATCTGCTGAACTCTTTAGAGAAAGAGGTGTTAAAGCTATGGCTGGATTTAAAGAGGGTGTTAGAGTTAATACAAAAGAATCAATACAAGGATTAAAAAGAGCATTTGGTACAGGTGGAGAATTTGGAAACCTAATTGATGATTTATCAAGAACATTATTTGGAACAATATCTAACTTAAAAGATGCTTTTTTTATTTTCCAAGTAGAAGTAGCACAAGGATTTTTTGGTGCATTAAAAGATAATCTTGGAGATTTGAAAAAAACTGTTGAACTTAATAGAAAAGAAATAGCAGAATTTGGTTCTATGATTGGTGCTGGTCTAAGTTCAGCAATACAAGTTACAGCAAGTACATTAAAGTTTCTTAAAGATAACTTAGAATTAATTATTACTTCATTAAAAATTTTAATTGCATTTAAACTTATTAAGTTCTTTTATAATCTTGCTACTGCTATAGGTGTTGCAACAGTTGCTATGAGAAGATTTAATATGGCAACAAAAGCAAATATTATTATTGGTGGTGCATCTTTATTACTTTCACAATTAGATAGGATAGTTGCAAAATTAAGAGAGATTGGTTTATTAGAAAATGAAAGAAAATTTCCTAAAGTTCCTGGTAGTAAAATACATGAGGGAATGACATTTACAAAAAAAAATACCTGAATCAACTTTCATGGATAAAATAATATTACAAGGTCAAATATTCAAACAAGTAATAACAGATGCTAATGAAACAGCATTAGAAGAAATGAGAAATAAATTTTTTGATATTGGAGAAATAATTGCTAGAAGTATGAACGAGGGAATAAAAAAAGTTTCAAGATCAATAGCTGAATCAGTTATACTTGGAAAAGATTTAGCTGAAACATTTAGAAAAATGGTACAACAAGTATTAGTAAATTTATTAGCACATTTTATTGAACTTACTGCAAGAATGTTAATTGATATTGCTTTACAAAAAAGAAAATTAGCTGAAATGAAAAATCAAGAATCATCATTAAAAAGACAAATTGCACTTCAGGCTGTTCTTATGGCTATGGGTGGTGGTGGTGGTTTTCCAGGATTTGCAAATGGTGGTGCTGTATCAAAAGGTCAACCAATCGTAGTTGGAGAACAAGGTGCTGAATTATTTATACCAAACTCAACAGGCCAAATAACACAATCAGCTAGAGGTACAGGTGGTGGCGAAACAAATGTTAATTTTACAATTAATGCAACAGATGTTAGAGGTGTAAAAGAATTATTAATTGATAACAGAGCAACAATAGTTAATGTAATTAATTCTGCATTAAATGAAAAAGGTAAAGAGGCATTAGTATAATATGAGTGGACAATTTCCAACTTCTCCAGCACCTAAAGATGCTAGTATAGGTTCAATTCAAAACACTATCGTAAGTGTAACAACATCTGGTAGAGTTCAAACTAGACAAATTGATGGTCAAAAATTTAGTATAACTTTAGATTATCCACCAATGAGCAGATCAAACTTTGCACCTATTAAAGCATTTATTATGAAACAAAGAGCAAGATTAAATACATTTACTGTTATTCCACCTATTGTATCAAATGCACAGGGTGTAGCTACAGGAACTATAAGTGTTGATGGTGCAATAACTTCAGGTGCAACTACCTGTACTATTGATGGTATGGCCACAAGCACAAATGATATTTTAAAAGCTGGAGATTATTTTAGATTTACAGGCCAAGATAAAGTTTATATGGCAGTAGCAGATTTAGATTCAGATGGCACAGGCTCAGGAACACTTACTTTTGAACCACCTCTAAGATCAAATGTAGCAAATGATGTAGCTTTAATTTATGATAATGTTGATTTTACTGTAAGACTTTCTAATGATATTCAAGAATATTCTATTGTAACTAATGATCTTTACAAGTATCAGATAGACTTAATAGAAAATTTATAATGAAAAAATATAAAATAACCCATAGGGTAACTGCCGATTTTATTGCTGAAATTATCGTAAATGAAGATCAAATAGATGCTAGTATTAACGATCTGAAAGAATATAAGAAACCTAATAGCAAATTCGACTTTACTATGTTAAAAGGTACAGAAAGTGTAACCCAAACAACTTACGAAGAACATGACGAGAACATTAACAACAGCAGTAAAGAATGAACTTGAAACAGATAGCCTACAGCCTGTTAATCTTGTTTATATTAATGTAGGCTCAGGGTTTAGATTTACAGATCATTATAAAGATATTACTTACGATTCAAATACCTATTCAGCTTCTTCATTATTTACTAAAATTTCTAGTGTTACAGAATCATCAGAAGTAGAAGTTAGTAATATGACTCTATCTTTTTCTGGTGCAGATCAGACAATTATATCTTTATTTTTAAGCAATAGTTATATGGAGAAAGAAGCAGAAGTTTATAAAGGTTTTTTAAATACAAGTGAGGGTGTAATAGCAGACCCATTTTTATTATTTAAAGGTAGGATTGAATCTTTTAGTATTGATGAAAGTATTAATCAATCAAACGCAAATATTGTAGTTGCATCTCATTGGTCAGATTTTAGTAAAATTGAGGGTAGAAAAACAAATACAGGTTCACAACAATTACATTTTTCAGGAGATTTAGGTTTTGAATTTGCTTCACAAACTACTTTAGATATTAAATGGGGTAAAGCATAATGCAAGATGTTATAAATCTATTTAATAAATTTGATCGTTATAAAGGCAAACAGCTTAATAATTATTTAGAACCATCAATTAAACTTAATCAATATAAAAAGTTTTATGATAATAACGAATTAGTAGGATTTGTTAATTGGGCTTACATACATGATATTGTTGAAAAAAGATTTAAACAAACAGGAAAGATTAAATCATCAGAATGGAACTCAGGTAATAATTTATGGTTAATAGAAATTGTATCTATAAAAAATACATTTAAAATGATGCGTTGGGTTTATCATTATTTTAGAAAACAATTAAAAGTAGATCATTCTATAAATTGGTTAAGAGTAGATAGTGATATTTATAGAGTAGGTCAAAAGTTTAAAAGGAGTTATCACTAATGGGTGGTATAGTTGATGCAGTAGTTAATGTTGTACAAAAATTTATTGGGTGGTTATTACCTATTCCTGATATTCCTGATTTTGATACACCAGAAGAAGAACGAGGTGTATTAATTAACAAACAATCTAATAATGCACAAATTCCTATAGTATATGGCAGACGACAAGTTGGGATTACTAGAGTTTTTGTAGAATCATCAGGAACAGATAATCAGTATTTATATATGGCTGGTGTAGTTTGTGAGGGAGAGATAGAAGAAATAGAACAAATATTTATAGATGATAAAAGAGTTTTATTTGATGGCGACTTAGATCATGGAGTAGCAAGAGAAGTTTCAGGTGGAGATGCTAATTTTTATAAAGATGGTTCTCTTATTCAAATACAAGCATTTAATGGAACTGACGATCAAGTAGCTTCATCAATATTAACTAATTCTACTAATTGGACATCTAATCACAGATTAAGAGGTGTTTGTTATTTAGCTTTTAGATTTAAATGGAATCAAGATGCTTTTAGTTCTATTCCACAGGTTAAAGTTCTTTTAAAAGGTAAAAAAGTTTATGACCCTAGAGATACAACAACTAAATGGACACCAAACTCTGCATTGGTATTATTAGATTATTTAAGAAACACAAGATATGGAAAAGGATTACCAGATAGTGCATTTGAAACAAACTTTGCTTCTTTTCAAACTTCTGCAACTGAATCAGATACTTTAATCCAACCAAGAACAACAAGTGTATCATCACAAGCTGGTTTAATTTCTGAATTATACAATGGATATTATAGTGATTTTCCAAGTTTCTTTTTAAATAGATCGCCTACATCATCAGCTACAGTTCAATCTATTAATGGAGTAAGTACAAACCCTTATAACTCAAGAAGATATTATGGATATTTTACAGCACCAAGTTCAGCTAGTTTTGATTTTCAAACTTCTTCAGATGATTCTTCTGTTGTTTATATTGGAGATGCTAGTCAAACTGTAGATAATTTATTTAAAGAAGTAGAGAATGATAGAAATGCAAAATTAGTTGTTAATAATAGAGGTTGGCATGGAAATCAAACTCAATCAGGAAGCAAAACATTAGTAAGTGGTTCTCGTTATCCTATAATTATTTATTATGGTAATGCACCATCAAATAGTAATTTAACTTTTCAATGGAAAGTAAGTGGTGGCTCATATAGTACAAGTTTATCTTCTAATTTTACTAATGGAGTAGATGTTACAGATTTTATTCCTGAAATTATTAAATTTGAATCTAATGCTGTTATAGATACCAGCCAAAAAGTATTAGATAATGTAAAAAAACTTTTAAATCCAATGAGATCACTATTCACTTATAGTGATGGAGTTTATAAACTTAAAATTGAGGGTACAGGGTCAGCAATTAAAACAATAACCTCAGACCATGTTATAGGTGGTGCAAAAGTATTAGGAGAAAGAAAAAATAATAAATACAATAGAGTGATTGGAACTTATGTTAATCCATTTAAGAATTGGCAGAATGACACAGTTTCTTTTCCACCAGCAGATGACACTAATGTTGAAACAGCTTTTAAACATGCAACTATGCTTTCAGCAGATAATAATACTGTTTTAGAGGGTAACTTTCAATTTCCAAATGTAACAAACACTTATAATGCAGAAGCACTTTGTGAGGTTATTCTTAGAAGATCAAGAAACCAATTACAAATACAATTAACTTTAACATCAGAATTTTTAGAATTAGCCATAGGAGATATAGTTGCAATCACATATCCTAGTGGTGGATTTAATGCTAAACCTTTTAGAGTATTAGGATTAGAGATTAATGAAGATTTAACTGTTAATGTTCAGTTGTTTGAGCATCAAGATAATTTTTATACATTTAATACTAAAAATGCAATTTCAACTATTGCAGACACTACTTTACCTAATCCATTTTCTGTTCAGCCACCAGCAAGTGTAACTTTAGATGATACTTTAGTTGAATATAATGATGGAACTGTAATTGTAGCTTTAGATGTAACGATAGGTGCTTCTCCTGATAGTTTTGTTGATTATTACCAAGTAGAATATAAATTAAGCACAGATTCAGATTATATTATTTACGCACAAGGCTCAGGATTAAACCACAGAGTTTTAAATGTAATTGACCAAAAAATTTATGATGTAAGAGTTAAAGCTGTAAATAGTTTTGGTGTTAGTTCAACTTATGTAACAGCACAAAGAACTATTATTGGTGCAGTAGAACCACCAGCAGATGTAGAGGACTTTGCTTGTAATATTGTAGGACAAGAGGCACATTTATCATGGACACAAATACCTGAT